TTATAATATCAATTACTTATAGGCATTATTCAGTGTGGTCTATGGAGATGCAAGGGAAAGCCAATTTGGCAAAAGCAACACAGGATAGGCAAATACAAGTAGAACAAGCAAAATCAGAACTTGAAGCGTCTACACATATTGCTAAAGCGATTAAAATCGTGGGTGAATCTGCCAAAAAATACCCTGAGTATAGAAAACAAATGTATATACAGGCATTTGCAGAAGCACTTTCTGAAGGGAAGATTAGCCAAATTGTGTATATCCCTACCGAGGCAGGAATTCCAATTCTTGAGGCTAGGAACAAATAAGAGGTGTATATGCGTTTTATGGGAACTAGGCTTGTGCCTAACTACCCATAAAACTCTTTCATAGCCTTGTTCACCTTAACTCTGTATGATGGGTCTACATCCATAAGACGCTTACCTTCATCATTGGTCGCTAACTGCTGCTTCTTGAGTTCTGACTCCGTGTCTGCTCTCTTATTGGTATCTTCAATCTTTGTCTTGTCTACCAATTTGCTATTCTTGGTCATACCTATGAGTTTCTCCATAACCTCAACTTGACCTGCATTTTGCACTAAGCCTTGGAACTGCACATATTCTTCTGATGAGAGATTGTTTCTTCCCCAGTCTGCAATATCATTGATACGCTGTTCCCCTCTTTCACCTAGTGCTTTGAGTGCGGACTCTGTATCTTCTGCTACTTGTGCTGATGCTAGCTCATTCACTTTGCCTACAAGTTCGGCAAGTCCATCGTTGGAGAGACCTTTTTCTGCTCCCCACTCTGCTACCGTGTTCATTAGTGGGTTATTCTCGAAGTCTACTCCCTCAATTTCATACACTCCATCTTTGGGTGACCCCGTAAAGCTACCTAATTTCTTTTCAAGTTCAGGATATGCTTCTGCTTGTGCTGATATGGTTTTATACTTCTCAGACTTAAACCAAAGTGGTCGTTCACCTTCTCCTCCTATACCGTCTGCATATAAGTAATTAGGAGACTCCTCTGTACTTGCAGGAGTGGTCTCCTCTGTTGTTGTGGTTTCGGTAGTCGTTTCTACCTCTGTTGTCTCGCTCGTCTCTGTATTATCAGGAATTATCGACATAATGTGTCCTTGTATTTGATTTGAGTTAAAAACTCTATAATAAGCTCAAGAGAGCCTACTAAGAATTGTTAATCCTCGTAAGTATCTCCGAAACTATGTTTGCACGACCTTGTTTTACACCAACATCTAACATAGTATCACCTTGAACAGCTATTGCGTTGGCAAGGTTCATCTTAACTAAGTGGTCAAGTACCTCTTTCCCTTCTTGTGTTTTAAACACTCTTGCATACATATTGTTGATATTGCTTTGCTCTTGTGCGTATTCGTCTTGTGTTTGCTGTTTTCTGCGTCTGTCTCTATATGCCTTGATAATCCTCGCTATCATTCTACTCCCCCTTGTGGTTGGTTAGCCATAGCTTGAGCTATTTTCATATCATGCTCATTTCTCTCTTCTTCTGTTCTTATGAGCTTAGAAGGAACACCCATGTTCTCGGCTATGTGTGCAGGAACATCTTCAAACTTGATATGTCTACCCAATTCTTGTGGTGGTATGCCTGTAGCTTGTATGATTTGCCCATACTCAACTAAGACATTCACGTCTTCACGGTCTTGTTGTTTCGCTAATGGAGAAGTAAACTTGATAGTCACCTCTTTACCATCTACCACAATAGGCTGTATCTTCCCTGCTTTTTGAAGTACGTCAACCATTCTTCTAATAAGTCTTTCAAGCAACTCTGTCTGGAAACGGCTAAATGCGGATGAAGTCATTTCAAATGTTTCACCTTGTCTTGCATTAACTTCTGTTGCAGTTCTTACAGGAGATTTCATAATAGACCCAAGAGCTACACCAAATAAAGTCTTTGTGATAAGTTCTTGCTTCTGTTCTATCTTTATCTGTGCGATATTGAAGTCGCCTGAACGCTCAAGAGGTCTTAGCGATGGGTTTTGGTTGCTGTTACTACCTACAGGAATAACTGTACCTGGAACTAAACTAACATTGTATGGGTTGATTACTCCATCATCTGATGCTGTGTATACTCCACTGATTGCGAGTCCTGCGTTCTTTAAATCCATCTCACATATCTTGTTAAGCACTTTAATGTCTGTAAGGAGTTGGATTACTCTACCCATCCCATATGTACCTTTAGATGTTACTCTCTCTCTAAACACTACTGATGGGTTGGTATCATCCACTACATCGTAGACCATCTCTTCGTCTTCTTTGAAGAATATAGTGTGTTCATACTTTCTGTCTTCATTCTTTATCACACATTCAACTAAATCCACTTTAGCGTTAGGGTCTTGTGCTAATCTTTTAGTGAGTCCCGGAGTAAGTTTTGCGCCGATAATCACATCTTCAATCTCTGATATTCTTATCTTAAACTCACTAAAGGTGTTGTCTATGATACCATTTTGTGACTCTTCAAACACAACATCTTCAACGGACTTACTATCAAATACGAGTGAAGACTCAACGCCATCACCTTCTTCACAAGTGATTATCCCTGTTGATATACCAACGTCTTGAAGTGCTTCATTTATCTTGGTATTAAAGTTTGAATGGTTGATGTGATCATACATGATTTCCGTGATGTCGTCTAGGTCAGGCTGTATCTGCTCATGCATATCCTCTGGTATTTCACTACCAGGTACAAGCATAAACCATTTTCGCCAAGGTGGTACTAGGTTTTGTTGTACTTTATCAGCATACGTCCCAAGTCCTAGAATAGCTGTACTATCATAGAGTTTCTTTGTACGTTTACCACCTGCAAGGGTATCAAAGTATCCCCTATCGGGTGCAGCATAAGTATAAGCATCTTGGAGTACAGAATAGTAAGCGTTTAGATTGCCTTTCGCTTTCGCGTGTCTCGTTATAAGTTTTTTAATCTTTGACATCATTCAGCCTTTAGTGCAGTGAGTAAGTTTTCTTTGTTCATATTGGAGTAGCCCTTGATTGCTTTTTCTTTGGCTATTGCTCGTAGTTGTTTGATATTAAGGTCGTCTAAATTGGGTGCATCATTCTTAGTAGTCTCACTTAAATCCTTTGCATATATCTTATACTCGTTGTTAAATGTTTCTTTCGGCACACGATATGATAACTCACCGTCTGAATACTTTACCTCAACATCTCCATTCTTAAACATACCTAGAGCATATATTTTATTCTCGCCGTCAGTTGTATAGATTAAATTGTCATTCATGGGGAGTGACTTCTCTGTGTTACATGTACAGTTTAGTCCCTTAAAGGCGTGACCCGGTTCGATGATCGTTTCCGCTCCACACTTTTCACATACTATTCTACTGTAGTTTATACTTTTAAACATCCTATCCCCCTAATGTCGTGGCTTGTGCATCACCCGTGCCTAATTCAGAGCCATATAATAGCCCACCTCTGCCTGTTGCACCTTTTAAAAGTCGTTGCTGACCTTCTTTAAGTTGCAAGTCTGATGCTTTCTTCTCTTTAATCGCCAAAGCTTCTTGTTTTGCTTGTGCTTTTTCAGCTTCTTTCTGCTGTTTTTTTAGTGCATCCTCTTGTGCTTCCCCTGCCTTGTACGAGGTTACTGCACCTGCAACTCCTGCTGCTGCGGTAAGCGCACCAACTATTAATTCTACACCCATTCTACATCCTTTTTTGTTAGTTTGTATAGCCTATCTTCCTCATTAATCAGAGTAACGTCAGCGTGCCTTTTATAGAAATCTACAAGATAATCATGAGGCAAAATAGATACAACCTCACCTAACATATTGAATGTTTCAAGTATTTTCTTTAACATAAGTATACTATATTTCTCTTTTGTTGTATGAGCAGACATAAAACATATACCATCTTTATAGGTATACCCTACCCACTCATCTTCTGTTTTGTATGTATAGACCTCTGTCACAACACATCCCAGTCTGTATTGATAACTATTGGCTTAGAGTTTCTAAACTTGTTACTGCTTTTCAGTTCACGACTTGCCCCTGTACCATCTATTAGGAACTCAAACGCATTTGCAACATGAGAGAATTTGCCCTTGTCTGGCTTATCTGCAAACTTCTCTCCAGACACATTCACTCTCTTGTATTGATAGCCACCATTGAGGGCTTTTCTTAGTGAGATACATTTGTCTGATATGATGATTGCGGGTTGCCCTACAAGTATTTGCCCTAACTTGGTCTTAACTGCTTCAACCATTGTCATTGGGCTACCTGTATGTGATGTCCTAGGGTGTAGGTCCGCGTTGTTATACACTTTAAACATCGTATCATCTGTTACCTGTCCTCTTTGGTTCGCAGCCCAAGGGTCAAGCCAACTCTCAAACTCATAATCTGGATAATGCTTCTTCATGTGTGATGCGATAACCTCACTAAATACGGTTAAGTTCACATCATCGCTGACTATCTCATCGAATACGACTACTCTACCAAGTGCATCTTGTTGTCCTATCAAGAATCCTGACCATCTTCCGTTGTCTCCTCCACAAATTAAAGGCATTGAAGTAGTTGGTGGTTGAAGGTCTTTGTGTCTTATGCAATGTAGTTGATCGTTGTATTCAGGATATACTGGCTTCCCTGTTTGAAGTGGGATGAACTTGACTTTGTACATCACGTCAATGTAGTCTTGACTTTTACCTGCTGTCTGACCTCTGTAGTATTCATAGGGTAGATTCTCTAAGTTCTCTGCCTTTGGGTTGACTGAGCCATCTTCTAAGAGTGCAGGAGGTTGTATATGCACCTCCCAATTTTCAGGGAGTTCTTCTATGAATAGTTTATATATCCATGTTTCGTTGTCGAATGCGTTGGTGTCCATAATACATTGTTGTTTAGTTGCACCCGGGCCCTCTACAGGAGGAGGATAGCGTCCAAGTCTTGAGGTTACATTCTCTAATGCTTCACGAGGTAACTCTCTGGCTTCATTGATGTATGCGTATGTTATTTCAAGTGATAGTAATTTCCGCATGTCGCCCGGTTTATCTAATGCACGAAATAAAAACTCACATCTTACATCATTATGTTCATAGAGTGCAGTTAGGTTTCCCCAGTTGAACTTAAGCAGGTCACCATAATACCCTTCAAAAGATTTAATTGTGGTATCTCTTAGCTCAACGCTTGTATTTCTAATGACTGCTATGCGTGTACGTCTTATGCCATCATTGTCTGGTTCTTGCTCATGCATGAGTCTATCAAGTTTAAGGATTGAGCCTAATGTTTTACCAGAACCCACGGGACCTATAATAAGTGTTACAAAACTATCATCTAAATAATAATCTGAAACCGTAGGAGCGAGTTCTATCTCCATGAGAGTGGTCTATCTTTGTCGATATAATCTTTATGAATCAGGATAATGTCGTAACTTACACTACCGTCCACCGTCCCTTGTGATGTAATAGCTTCCACCTTAAAGTCACTTCCCTCTGAAAACCGTAACCAAGGGAGAGATTTTTGACCAGAGCTTTCAAAATTAAACATTCTTTCTTTATAGGTAAATACTCCTCCTGTGAATCTGCTGTATGCTACCATATCAACATCCTTCCCCTTTGTTGCTGTGCCATACCAGTTGGTTATAAAAGCCACATAGTTTATAGGAATAGTGAATATACTTGTTAGAGTTTGGTTTATGACTTTCCCATCAAATATGGCAGGCAAATGTGCAAATTGGTTGTCGACTGCCGGAATGCCTCCTGTTGGGGTTGCTTCACTTCCCACATAAACATCCCCATCAAAAGACACTCCATTCGTATTGTACCCTCTAAAAACAGTTCTAAACACTCCTGATAAAGGTACGCCCGCTTGTCCTTGTAGTATCACATACTCGGCTATCATTTCTCCAGTATCGTGGCTTATTCCTTCTAAATACACTGTCTGTGTATCATTGGCAGATGCAGAACTTATATATAAGTCATCTCCTGCTGTGTTAAAGGGGTCTTGATTTTGACAGGTGCTTAAAATGCTTGATGTGGTAGTGATTGTATTGCTTTCTGCAAACTTGTGGTAAACCTGCGCAACTGTTGGTGGAAGTAATCCCATCTGTATAGCAGGGATAATGTCGTGTAAGCTTTGGACGTAATCAGATATCGATTTAGTTTCCATTCTTTTCCTTTGTTGGATTTACAATCACGGTGCGTTGTACTACTTGTCCTGAGTGTTCTATCTTCTCTGGAGCGTATCCTCCGAGATGTTTCATAAGCATATCGAGTGCTTTTGTTTTGTCATACACCTTGAGTTTAACAAGTTCTGTTATATTCGCATCACCATCTCTACTTCTCTCTTTAGTTACTGTGACTTCCGCTAATACTCTTGCTACATCTTCTTCCATTTCATCTAAGTCTATAAGGATATTCCCATTAAACATTTTTCTAGGGTCTTGGAATGCGATTAATGCTAACTCTTTGACTATTTTATCTATCGTTATATCGTTTCTTTTTTGCAGAACTTCTCTTTTTTCTGCTAAATAGTCTACAATCTGAGGTTTCGTGAGGTTTTCATACCCCATCTCTGTTGCGGTCTTCTTGCTGTACCCTGCCCTTATCGCTGCCTGTGTTGCATTGAGGTCTATAAGGTATTCGTCGCAAAATCGCTTCTGTTTCGCTGTGAGTTTCATTACAACTCCTATTAGTCGCCTATTTCTGATAGTCCGGCAATAATTACACCTGGTTCAAAGTTTATCTCTTCACCTGTTCTTTGCCCGTTAGCATCTGACAACATTACGTTAAGTCTTTCAGTCGGTGCTGTTCCGTTAAGTGCTGTTCCCGTCATTACTGTGTCTGCCGGAATGAATGCGTCTGTATCTGCCAAGTCGATGTAGTGTTTTCTTACTATGTAGTTTGCCATGTCTAACCTTTTTTGTTTTTCTTATTATACCATATCTTTAGATGTGTATTCTATAAGGGTATCAACCTCATTTACTGACGCTGTGTGCGTGATGTTGCTTTTCACATCATCGCCTTTAATCTTTTTTCTAACACTCTTGCTTTTTTCCCCATTACCCTTTTAAACTTCTGGAGATACTGGAGAGTAAACTTCTTAGTAACTCCGTTCTGACTTTCGAGCCATGATACATAGTCTGTACCGTACCTGTTAGTCATATACACTTTGTACTCTTTATATCTTCCTCCGTTGTATTGATTACAGTTGACGCATTGAGGGTTTATTTGTTTTGTGACATATCGTATCGCTGAGTGTGTTGATGCGTGAAGGAAGTGACCTCCATCGAACTTGCAGTTTGTTGCACCACATGTTACACAGTACACCTCTCCCCTTAAAAAGCATTGTAACTTGCCTATCTTGTTTGCTATGTCTTTGCAGTCATTTCTTAACGCACTTTTGTCATTGTTTCTGAGTATCTTCTTTGCTGTTCTCTTCTGTGTTAATCTCGTGGCTTGATTGTGTGCTTGTATACATTTATTCTTAAAGCAGAACTTTCGCATCTCTCCGTATGGGATGGCTTTCTCTTGGCAGTACTTACACTTTTTAAAACGCTTTGGTCTGTTTGTCTGTAGTTGTGTTTTCTTACTTATCATATCAATCCACCTCTACGCAAATACACTTCATACTTCTGTAATGATGTTTTGTGTTTGATTGCTTGGAGTTGAGAAAGTCTGAATTGATTTAGTTGATTGCGTGTCATTTGGTTGACCTCTCGAAGCAATTACAGCCATCACCTTTTAAGACAGTGGCTTTAAATTTATATACGAATGATTTTTTATTATTACACATATGAATATTTTTAGCCCAATAATGACAGTCACTACACACTCTGTTTTCTAAGTCATCAAATATCTCATTAATCACCTTCATTAGAATTGTATCAACCGTGCCGTCACTTCGATATGTGTATTTGACTATTGCTTCTTCCCTAGTGAGTGTCTTTATCTCTCTTTGTGGTGTGTTCATCAAAATAGATTCTTTTGTATGTTGTTTGCTAATTTATTTGTAAAATCTTCTACAAATTGCTTTTTAATTTCAAACCCATAACTGTTGCGATTAATCATACTGCTTGCTAGCAGT